ACGCCCTCAAGCCACTGGTCAGAGACCGTGCTTTCGGGATTGAACAGGCCCTTGTTGTCCTGGACGAAATACTGCGACGCTTGCGGCGTAGCATGGAACGTCCGCTTGTCGCCTTCCGGCGCAAGGGTCTCAGTCAGGTACCGCTCGTTAGCCAGCAACTGGTTGAAGGTCTCGGTGGTGTTATACGCACCCACGAACTTCGGCACGCTGTTGACAACGGCGGTCGTCGCCACTTCGATGATGGACGCCACTTTCGCAATCGCAGGCTCAAGCACCTGCTCTTCGAAATTGTTGAGTAGCATCGCGCGCTCAACCGAGGTGAAGTTGATGTCAACACCCGCCTGGTTGTTCACGTTCAGCGTCGCAAAACGCTGCACGCTATTCTGCGCATTCATCGACGGACCAGTACGACCGACGTACTGGAAGGGCAGACGAATCGAGAGCTGCTGACCGAGAATGACCCCATTGATGGGACCCGGGAGCAGGCTCTGATAGTCACGGTTGGTACGTCCCGTGAAGTTGCTCTTGGCGTGGAGAAGGACCAGTGCCTTCCGTGCCACCCATTGAGCTGCGATCAGTGAATTAGCCATTTATTGCCTATTGTTAGACGATCAGCGCCCCATGCGTAGCTTTCGAGAAGCCTCGCGTGCGGCGTTTTTCTCCTGCCGGTGCTTCCTCGCGAATTCATCCATGCTCATGCTTGGATCTTGAATGTCGCGAGCGACCGCTCGACCGCCAGCCGGAACACGACTGGGCGGTGGAGGAGCGTTGGATGTGGACTTCGGTTTCGCAGGGACTTTTGACGCGCCCTGCGGTTCAGACGATTTGGTCGACGGAGGTAACACTTTACCGGACCCCTTGATGGTGGCGCGCACAGAGCCCAATTCGAGCAGCTGCTCTTCTGGAGACAGTTTAGCGATCCTTACCGCTTCAGCTTTATGCTTCCCCAGCCAATCGAGTACCACTAGACCATCATCGCTCGTCACCAGGATCTTATTGACCTGCCCCGAGAACTTCGGCAGCAACGCGGTGTTACTGGCAAAGTCAGGGTGGTCCTTGGCAAACGCGTTTGCCCGCGCACTAAATTTCTCGGCTATAGTTTCTGGAGTTTCAGCGCTGGCGGGTGCGGCCTTTGCCTTTACCTGGCGTTCGACGGTACGGTCAACCCATGCTTTCATCTTCACTTGAAAGGCTTGCGGATTGTAGTTAACGTCCGCGTCTTCCATCGTCGGCATGGGGTCAACGGCGGCTGCCGTAGTAGGTGTCGGCTTCGGTACTTTCGTCCTCAGTTCCTGCAGTTCAGCTTCGCGAGCCGCCAACACTTCCTGCGCATATTCGCCGTATGCTCGGTATCCATCACGTTCATCAACCAATTCCTGGATGCGTGCCGCAGCGGAGCCTTTCTTCGGCGCAGGTTTGTCGGTGTTGCCGTCAGCCTGTTCCTTGTCGGGTTCCGTTTCGCCGCTGGGCGCGGCGTCAGAGGTGGACGATTCCTCGTTTACGTCTTTGTCGTCCGAAGTCCCATCTACCTGATCGTCAGGCGGCGTTTCGGTGGCGTCGCTCGATGGGTCAGCAACGTCATCCGTATCGATTTCAACCTTCACCGTTTCAGCGGGATGGTTCTTGTCTTCTAGCGCAGCGAGTCCGAGTCCTTCCGCCACGCGGAACTTCTCCTCATCACCGTCGAGGTCATTGCGGCTAAACGCCATATCAATCTCCAGTAGCACGGCATATCGCTGCCGCGAGGCGAGGTCTCACCAGACCGTATTAGGCGGCTTGCGCCGTCGACTCAGCTTCGTCAGCTGCGCTCGGTTCCCCGAGTTTCTGTGCGGCGAGCATGTTCGCGAGATGCTTGCCGGCTGTTTCGTACATCAGCCGCAGACCCTCCAGATGGGAGGCGCCTGCTTTACTTTGCGAGATTTGGGCGTCGGCCGTGGCCTTCCCGATCTGCGCCTGTTTGAGCTGCGCCTCCAGCTGCTGCAGCACTTGCTGCGGGTTGGGCTGGTGCGGCGGTACCTGCTCGCCTTCGCTCGGCTTGATGATGCCCTGCTGTATCAGCGGTATGCGGCAGCGGCGCATCATCTCGTTAGCCTCGGGCGAGTCGATGTTCTTGACCAGAAGATCCGGGCAGAGCTGCGCGATAGTCGGGATGGTTGCCGACGCATCGATCAAGGTCTGCAAAGTCTCCTGACGCTGCGACTGGAAGCTAGGCCCGATGGTGACGTCTACGTCATAACGGCCTTTCTTCAGGTCGTTGATGATATCGCCCGAATTAGGGTCCGCTTTGTACAACTCGACCAACTGTTGCATACCGTCACGCCCGACGATGCGTTCGACACGCGCGGCGTCGTATACCGTCGGGATCATGTCGAGAAAAATCTCCCACGTCAGTTGCAACGCGGCGTTGAAGCCATCCACGAATTCATAGCTGCCCAGATCCGAGCGACGCGTATGCTGCACGAGCGCCTTGCCGCTAACACGGTTCATGTCGTCCGCGTTACCGAGCGCCGGGTCGAAGTACCCGGTCGTGGCCTGGATGTCCTGCTGCGCCAGCTGCGCGAGCGCCATGGCCCCCTGCGGCAGATCTATCGGCGGCGTCCGGTACGGCATCCCGCCTTCCGGCGCGTCTTTATCGACGTTGTATGGCAGATACGGGCGCGATTGCACATTAGCCTGGTTCCACTCGTACTCGTAGCCCTTGATCATCTGCTCGGTCACGAGGTACGGGGCCTTCGGCACCAGCGCGCTGCGCTCGATCATGTCCGAGCAGCGGGAGTTATAGCTGCGCTGTGCGTCCTTAGCGTGCCGGATCAGGCTCTGAAGTTTCTTCCGCCCCTCGATGTTGATGTAGCGACCCGGGCAGCGGATCACCGGGATGCGCTTCCAGTCGTAGATGTACGGGCCTTCAAGGACGCGCGTACCATCCATCTTCACCCATAGCACCTTCCACGTGATCGTGGTACGGATCTTTTGGTTGCCGTCTTTATCCTTGGCGATTCGCACAACGCCAGGCAGCACGACGTTGCGCTCCTCGAACAGCGCCTCACGCTGTTTTAGCTCATCGTCATAGTCGACGACGTCGCCGTTCGTCAGCAGCGCGATACGCTTTTGAAACGGGATGCGCTCGAAATACTCTCCGATACGCACTTCTCGATCAGTGAACCAGCCGTAACTGTCACGAGAGAAGTTGAGACTGACGCCGCTGTCGTCTTCCGAACCGTATAGCGCCTTATAAACGTCTTCATGGATTCGTTCAGCCACCATGCACCGGTTGGCGTCACCCGCGGTAGCGTCGTTGCACTCCGGGTCCCATACAACCGTCTGCGGGTTGGGTATATCGATGACGCGCAGTTCCTGATCGAACGCGCCCTCCCCGTCGTCGGCCGCCCAGACGGGCATGACACGCCAGGCGCCGAAGCCGCCGCCGACAGCGTACTTGTACTGACCCTTGTAGATGTTTTCAGCGCGCGACGACTGCTCAATATTCCGCCCGATGCCTTCGTAGATGTCGGCAATCGGCTCGCTAGCGAGACTCGATGACGGCCGTACCTTCGCGTTTGGCCGCGTCTGACGCATGTCGGCTACGACGATATTGACTGGACCGATCACCCGGTTGAACGTGTAGCATGGCTTGCCGCGCCGGTTCATCAGCACGACCGGATCCCATTGACCCTGTGCTTCCGAGTTGTAGATGAAGTTAAGGTCCTCCGAGTGCATTCGGCGGTTCTCTTCAAACGCGCCGATAGCCTCATCGTAGAACCTGCGCCCACGGTCGAGCAGATCCTCGTTCTTGTTTACGGTGTCATATCCCGGCAGATTAGAGCGCTCACCAGGAGCGTCTCTGCCAGGAATGTCACCGACGAGGTCATAGTTATCCATTATGTCGGCATTTCATCCAGGATCGCGCGCAAGCCGTCGCCGACCACAGCGCCGCCCCACTGGCCCGGCGGCACAAAAATGGTGGAGTGTTCTTTCCACGCGCGAATGAAGTCACCGTCCGCGGCCTTCTTCGCTGTCGGTTCATGCGACAGGATCTTGACGCGCAGCACGTTGCGTACACTCTCGTTGCGGAACGCGACGTTCTCGGCCTTCCCGTGTCGGTCAATGACCGCGTTCTTGAGCCCGAAGCTGAGACTGAACGAGTGAGTCTTCAGCGGCTGCTGCGTACGCGGATCGCGATCAAAGTCGATGTCCACGTCCTTTTTCGTCACAGGATCCTTCTCGAACCGCCAATCCTTACCGTTGACGACCAGGCCGTCAGACAGTCCGCTGGCGCTCTGCGTCACCCTGTCGACTGTGTGCGCTACCTGTTGCCTAATGCGCAGACCGTCTATGTGTTCGACCTTAAGAAATATCGTCATATCACCGCCTCACGTCAGTTGGTTCGCCGTCTTCGCCGAGCACTATGCCCGCATCGGCCATCAGATCTATGCAAAGTTGCGTGCCGAGTCTCTTGTTGTTAGCCACGATCTGCAGGTAGATGATGCGCGGCACCGGGTTCGGCGACCAACACTTCATGCTACTGTCCTCGACATTAACCAGCATAACGCCGCCCAAAGC